AATCGCAAAAACCAAAGCGAAGGCTGCATTTGGTCACCTAGAACTTAACGGATTCTCCACATATCCAGGGCATGTTCAACAACATGGTATGAGTGTAGACATGTTCCAAAAGTTCAGAATCACTTGTTCTGGTCATTATCACACCAGATCAAATGATGGAAAGATCTTTTATATCGGTAATCCATATCAATTGTTCTGGAATGACGTAGACGATAAGAGAGGATTTAACTTTTTTGATACCGAAGACTTTAGTCTTGAGTTCGTTCAAAATCCGTATAACATTTTTGAACGAATTTATTACGAAGATCATAATCCTAAACTCTTTGACACTAGAAACTTAAAAGATAAGATTGTTAAAGTAGTGGTCAGAAAAAAATCTGATCCTTTAATGTTCGATAAGTTTATTGACAAGGTTTACAAGTCGGGTATTCATGATCTTAAGATAGTAGAAAACTTTGAAGTCAACGATGATGATGTTGATTTTGATGGCGAAAAGATCGAAGACACCATCACTATTCTTAATAAATATGTTGAAGACTCCGATTTTGATCTGAATAAAGAGAGAGTCAAAGAACTTCTAAGAGAAGTTTATCAACAAGCTTGCGAAATAGAGTAATATGTTCATCATCGCAATATCTGGGCAAGAAGAGGAAGGTGCATACGCCGTAGAAGACGACTACGGTGATAAAACCCTCTTCTTTTTCCAGGAGGAGGATGATGCGGAAAGATATGCAATGCTTCTGGAAGCGGATGATTTTCCTGAGATGTCCGTTGTAGAAGTAGATCCAGAACTTGCAATATCCACTTGTAACAAGTATAATTATAGGTATTCGATTATTAGTCCAAACGAATTGGTTATACCTCCATATGATTCTATTCAAGATGATCCGATGGAAGAATTTCCTGAGCACGGGAAATAATTTCACAGAAGTTGATTTTCAAAAAAATAATACAACTTTGATCATGGGATCAAATGGTTCGGGTAAGAGTACCATTCTGGATGCTCTTACCTTTGTTTTGTATAACAAACCATTTCGTAAGATTAATAAACCCCAACTTGTAAATTCTGTCAATGAAAAGGATTGTCTAGTAGAGATTGAATTCTCTATCGGATCCCGAGAGTATAAAGTAATTCGTGGAATCAAACCAAATATTTTTGAGATCTGGATAGATGGTAATCTTCAGAATCAAGATGCAGCGCAGTCAGATCAACAGAAAAAACTTGAAGAAGGTATTCTCAAACTAAACTACAAGTCTTTTACTCAGACTGTCATTCTTGGATCTGCAACGTTTGTTCCTTTCATGCAGTTGACATCTTCAAATCGTAGAGACATCGTAGAAGATCTTCTGGATATCAAAATTTTCTCTACTATGAATGGAATCCTAAAAGACAGGGTTCGTTCTTGTAATGAAATTATTCGTGAAGCCTCGATCAGGAAAGACATGGTTGAGGATAAGATTGAGATGCAAGAGAGTTTTATAAAAGATATTGAGAAGTCTGGTAAAGAAAGAATCGATAGAAAAGAGAAACAAGTAGAAAATCTTCACAAAGAAGTTGATACAATCATTGATGAAAATGATGAAAAGACTTTGAAGATTATGGATGAATTGCAACCAAAGTTAGAGAATCTTAACAATACTAAAAAAACTCTTAAGAAACTCAACACAATCAAAGTAAAACTAGAACAAAAGATACAAAACATTGTAGAAGAACATAAGTTTTTTGAAGACAATACGGTTTGCCCTACCTGTACTCAACCACTGGAAGAACAATTTCGCCTAGATAAAATTGTAAACATTCAGGAGAAATCTAAAGAGTTAAATGAAGGGTACAAAGAGCTGGAGACTGCAATCAATGTAGAACAAGAAAAAGACATCGAATTCACAAATTGTTCTTCAGAGATTAACAGACTCAACAATGACATTTCAACAAATAATGTTAGAATTTCTGGGATTAACAGACAGATCTCAACTCTTAGAAAAGAAATTCAAGACGTTGCCGATCAAGTATCAAACAGAAATACTGAACGAGAAACCCTTAGAAACCTCAAGGAGGATTTAGACAAAACTGAAAAAGAAAGATCCGCTCAGAGAGAAGAAGTATCATACCTAGACTTTGCTCATTCCTTGATGAAGGATGGTGGAGTTAAGTCCAAGATCATCAAAAAGTATCTGCCTCTAATGAATCAGCAGATAAACAAATATCTACAGATGATGGACTTTTACATTAACTTCTCATTGGATGAAGAGTTCAAAGAATCTATCAAGTCTCCTATCCATGAAGACTTTAGTTACGATTCTTTCTCTGAGGGAGAAAAAATGAGAATAGACTTGTCTCTCCTTTTCACTTGGAGAGACATTGCAAAAATGCGTAACTCTGCCAGCACCAATCTTCTTATACTGGATGAGATTTTTGATAGTTCTCTAGATGGTGCTGGTACTGATTTCTTTACTACTATCATTAGATATGTAATTCAAGATGCACACGTTTTCGTAATCTCACATAAGACTGATGAACTTATGGATAAGTTTGATCGTGTGGTAAAATTTGATAAAGTAAAGGGATTTAGTAAAGTTGTATGATCAAGACGTATAGTAATACTTTAAGCAAAGAGTTTTGCGATCATTGCATAGAAAAATTTGAAAAAGATCCCAATAAAAAACAGGGTTTGATAGGTAAAGGTCAAGTAGACCTTGAAATGAAAGATTCCATGGATCTTGCTATTGGATTTTTCCCTGAATGGAAAGAAGAAGATAAAATATTTTACGATTCACTAAAACCATATGTCGAACAATATCGAATAGATAATCCATTTCCATATGTGCAGTTCGATAATTATTTTGATACTGGATATCAAATTCAAAGAACTGTTCCTGGTACGGTTGGATATGATTGGCATCATGACTGGATATGTGTTAAAGAAACTCTAGGTTTCTTTTCTATGAGGTGTTTAACCTACATCTGGTATTTGAATGATATTGATGTAGACGGAGAAACGGAATTTAAAAATACTGGAGATAAGATTAAACCAGAGGCTGGAAAACTTTTATTATTTCCTTCTGATTGGACTCATGTTCATAGAGGAATCCCTCCAAAAAATCAAACAAAATACATTTCTACGGGTTGGATTTATTCTAGACTCTTGCCTCTTTGAGTAAGATGATATATAATACGACCATAGTATCTTTTTATCATGTATAAACCCTACTCCCCTGAGTGGAATAGATATCGATATCTGAAAGAAGCTTTGGATAGTTATCTTGACGAGTATGTCGATAATGAAGTAATCCTTGGTGACATTCTGACTATCTTGAATGAAAGGTCAGAGAAAGCATACAATGAGTTTACCCGCTTGAATGAACTGGAATCTATGTTAGAATCTAAATAATACAAGTTAGGATCTTAACTTTATGCTCTCTACTGCATATCGTCTCCGACTAGAATCTATTTGCAGATGCATTGCCAATAAGGAACAAGTTCCTTTGGAAGATATGATCTGGGCAGAGAAACTTGCCAAGGCTCATACAACCGCTAGAGACTGGTTGAACAAAGCACGAAGACATGCCGCTCAGGACATCCAAGAGGGTAGCATGGACGATTTTATGAATAAGATGGGACTAGGAGACCCCGACCCATCTAATTACAAAACGGGGTTTGATGGTGCAGATGACATCAACGAATGGTTCGGAAGAGACAAACCAGATGATTGGAGGCAACGTGACTGAGACTGAGAAAAAAGTTCCCTGGGGGAAACTCCATGAAATTGCAGATGAACTAGGTGGTACACTGGCTCATGTTACTTGTGTAGACCACACTGGTAAAAGTTGCAAAAGAATTGTGATCGAATATAATTACGAAGAAAAATGATTGAAGCACTTGTTTACAGTAATGGTAGTCAAGAATCTGAAAGAGCTAAGATGGTTCTTGAAGCATGTGGTCAGCAAGTAAGAGAGTTCTTACTAGGTGCTGACTTCAGCGATAGACAATTTAGGGCAGAGTTTGGTAGTGAGGCAGAGTATCCTCAGATTGCTCTTGGTCTCAATCATCGCGGTACTTTGAAGGAAACTCTGAAGTACATGAGTGATAAGGGGATGTTCGTTTGACAAACTGTCCACTCGGAGGGTTCCTACCCTCCTTTTTTTGTATAATTGATTCATACGAGACAAACCTATGAATCGCCACCAAATCAAATCCCAACTCGCCAAACTCCTCGCGACTGAGGATCTGGTGGTTGAACACAAACACGTTGAGACCGCATGTTTCAACGTTCACACGCGAGTTCTTACCCTCCCTATGTGGGAAGAGGCCTCCAGTAGTGTTTATGATATGTTGGTTGGTCATGAGGTGGGTCATGCACTCTTCACGGAAGATGAGAACTGGTTGGAACGATATACCATGAATCCATCTTTCTTCAATATCGTGGAGGATGCTCGCATTGAAAAACTGATGAAGCGCAAATATCCTGGTCTGCGTAAATCCTTCTTCAGTGGTTATCAGGAACTTTCTGAGAAAGATTTCTTTGATATTGAGGGAGAGGATATCTCTAAGATGAATCTTGCAGATCGGGTGAACCTGTATTTCAAGATTGGTAACTTTGTAAAAGTTCCTTTTCGCAATGCTGATGAACAGGATATTGTCAAACAGATCGATGATGCAGAGACTTTTGAGGATGCTCTGATCGCTGCAAAACGTATGTTTGACTATTGCAATGAGAAACGTGAACAACAAAAGGCACAAGTAAATCCTCCCACTCAGGTTCCTTCTGAAGATAATCAACAGAAAGGTTATGAGTCTGAGGGTAATCTGCCTTCTCCTACAAACTCCGATGAAACTAAAAAGACTGAAGAGGAGTCTGAATCACAGGAACCACAGGAGGAAGAGACTCAAGTGGAACTGGAAGAAAAGCCAGTGGATGATCTGAATGTGAAAACTGTCGAAGCTCTTGAAGAGAAGATTCGGGATCTGGTTGACAAAAACGCTATCGAGACAGTTTATATTGAGGTTCCTAAGGTTGATCTAAATCGAGTCATTGCTAAGAATGAAGATGTCCACGAAGAGATTGATACGTGGTGGAGACTCAGTGTGGGACATATTCAAGATTCTGAGATCGAAAATCCAGAGGAGTATCTCTTCGGTGAAGTTGATGCAGAATTCAAAAAGTTCAAGAAGTCTGCTCAGAAAGAAGTCAACTATCTCGTCAAAGAATTTGAGATGAAGAAAGCGGCGGACTCTTACGCTCGCGCTACTACTTCTCGTACTGGTGTTCTTGATTGTTCCAAACTTCACACGTATAAGTACAACGAAGATCTTTTCAAGAAAGTAACTACTCTTTCCGATGGAAAGAATCATGGTCTGATTTTCATTCTTGATTGGTCTGGTTCTATGGGTAATGTGATGTTGGACACTATCAAACAACTTTACAACCTGATTTGGTTCTGTAAGAAAGTCAATATTCCTTTTGAGGTCTATGCTTTCACTAACGAATGGAATAATAGGGAAGACTATACTGATACTAAGAAAGCCGGATTCTTCTTTATCGATAATAGTTTCAGTCTGATGAATTTGTTTACTCACACTGTAAACAACCGAGATCTGGAACATCAAATGATTAATATCTTTAGAATTGCTTCTCACTTCAGTGTTCGACGCAATTACTATTCTCGTTATGTTTATCAGTATCCAAATCGTCTGAGTCTTTCTGGAACTCCTTTGAACGAATCTATCGTTTCACTTCACCAAATCATTCCACAATTCAAGTCACAAAATAGCGTTCAGAAAGTTCAGTGTGTTATTTTGACTGATGGTGAAGCCAATCCTCTCAAGTATTGTAAAGAGTTTCCTAGTCGGAAGTCTTCTGATGGAACTCCTTATATTGGATTGAACTCTCCTTACTATAATGAGATCATGATCCGAGATCGCAAACTTGGTAAAGTATATTCCACTAATGGAGAGTATACTAACTTCACCGATACAATGCTTGAAAACATTCAGGATTGTTTTCCAGAAACTAACTTCATTGGTATTCGGGTTCTTGAACCTAGGGATGCACTGAGTTTCATCCGTCGATATCACCACTCTGAGAAGTACATTGAAAAAGTTGCAGATTGGAAAAAGAACAAATCTTTTTCTATTGATGGTTCGGGATATCAGAAATATTTCGGATTGTCTTCTACCGCTCTTTCTTCAGATGCTGAGTTTGAAGTCAAAGAAGATGCAACTAAAGCGCAGATCAAAAATGCCTTTAAAAAGTCCTTGAGTTCTAAGAAAATGAACAAAAAAGTTCTTGGAGAGTTTATCAATTTGGTTGCATAAATATTACGAATTACGAGGTTACCTATGGGAAGACTCAGAGATCTATTGTTTGGTAAATCAGAACCTGCACCCGCTCCAGCTCCAGCACCAGTTGTAGAAGAAGCACCTGCAGAAGAGATTGAAGTGGGTGAAGGAATGTCTACCGAAGCCGCAGAAAGTCTCGGATCAGAAGGCGAATAAATAAAAGAAAACAGTGAGAACCATGGACGCCCTCCAAACTTACGAAGTTATTAAAAATCATCTTCTAGAAAAGAAACTCGCATCTACCGATGAGGAAGCTAATGCGATTATTCTAAATATGGAGGAGTCCTGGTTCCAACAAATTTTATCCGAAGAGGATGCAGATCGATTGAGAGATCGCCGTATGGAGCGTGGTGGTGTTGGTGGTAACCAACGCTATGACCGTGCTCCTAAAGCACCTAATACCAAAAAGTTTGGTACTGGAAAGACTGCTCTCCAAAAGCAGATGGAAAAGAAACATGGTAAGGGCAAGTCTGCCATGGACATCGTAAGAGCAGAGATCGAGGCTAAGCACGGTAAAGGTGCCATCATGGATACCAAAAAGAAAAAGTAATTTATTAAATTCGTAATGGAAAAATTCGTAATTTTTTATTTCAGACTTAGATCTGGAAAAATTCTTCCTATAAAATATTGGTTGGAACCTAATAGTATAAGAGAAAAATGGATCTCTCTGGTTAAGGAAAGAGAAGAACTTGATGACGCTTATTTGGATTTGAAAGTTATCAATAAGAATCAGGACGATCTTCCTTTTCTTAGAGATAAACTCAATGGTATATCTACCAAAATTAATAAATTGTATGGGAAAGAAAGACTCCCACTATTAGAAGAATCTGTAGAACATATCGATCAAGATAAATTGAATTATCTTCATGAGATGTTTGAGGAATACGGTGAGGAATCTATGGATCCGATCAGGTTTCATAGTGAAGAAGCCCATAACGCTTGGTTGAGTCTCAATGAGTGGATTCATATTACTGAAGTAGCTATGGTTACTTCTACTGAAGACTTTCCATGTTATAGTTGTCTTTGTTCCATATATCCTCCATATCCTGGGGAACCTTTGGAACCTAGTGATAAAATGTTCTTGGATACAGAATTCCCTTGGGGGTCCTTATATCTTGGATATAATACTCTAGGGAAAGATTATGCTGCAGCAATGTATGATAATGATGTTAGAGTAATAACTAACGGTCAAATCAAAGTACAAACTCATTATAGCACTGAAATTTGGGCAAACTTTTCATCATCTTCAGAAAATCTGAAGAGTATGGAAGTTCAGTTTAAAAACTGGTATGATTCTCTAGATGAAGAAACACAGAATATGATTCCGATTCATGATAGAGATCAACTATCTCTGGGTAGGTATTACTTAGGAAATGTTGTCCTGGACGAAACATTCTTGACATATAATCCTGATAAGAATGCATGGAGATATGATTTAGAATTGCAGAAGAAATGGAATAATGAAGTTTTTTCTCAGGTTGAAGAACTAGTTGGTATTGAAATTGAGGATGAAAATGAAGAATCACGCTCTTGGTAAATTTATTAAAAAGGCATCTGAGAAGTCTTGGAAACCAACTCTACCATTTCCAGAAGATCTTTGGGAGTCTGATTGGCCATATCTGACAATAGATTTCCAAGCAGACTTCGATAAAATGTATCAGGAATGTGTCGAAAATGACGACATGTTTGTTGGTCATAGACAAAAAGATATGCACCTGAGTTATGCTCATGAGGGGTGGAAAGCAGTAACTCTTCATGGTGTTGCATCTGATGCTACAGAGAGTCATGAACAGTATGGAAAATCTAAAAAAGATTATCACTGGACTAACGCTTGTTTAAAATTTCCAGAGTGTTATAAATTTCTTAAAAAACTTGGATATTCTGATTACGACAGAGTTCGTATTATGAAATTGGAACCAGGTGGATATATTATGCCTCACACAGATGGTGAGGGTAGGATTTTTGGACCTTTAAATATTGCTATTAATAATCCTAAAGGATGTGAATTCTATTTCCAAGATTATGGAAAGGTTCCCTTTAAGAAAGGCAGAGGAGTTTTTCTTGATATTGGTAACGTACATGCTGTTTATAATGACAGTGATCAACCAAGATATCACTTTATTGTTCATGGAGCAGTTAATCCCAAACTGATTGATGGTGCATGGAAATCTCTAAACGCTAAGTTTAAACTAGAACATGAACTTGAACTATTAAGAGAACAGGATAGTAAGAGAACTATATGTTATGGAATTTACAATCAATTAGATAGGATTGATAATATTCCTATGTACTTGAGATTTAAAGCATCAACTTTATTCTATCTCAAGAGAGGTAATAAGGATGTTGATATTATTTTTGGAGATAGTATTGAAGAACTCCTTAATAAATCTGCTGACGCTGGGTATGATTATTGTGTAGTGGTTGCGGCTGGAACAGCACTACAAAGTTTTAATTTTGATTCTGACATTAGAAAATTCATTTCTAAGGATAAAGACTTTGGAGTTGCTGGACACATTTTGATTAGACCAGAACACTGGGCTGAGTTGCATCATCAATATTTTATTGTTAATCTTCTTGCATATAAAGATGTTGGTAGACCCAACTTTGGTGAATGGCAAGGAGAATCTGAAGAACTTTTGCCTGTCTTGGAAAGAAGTGAAGAAAACTTTCACCATGACTACACCCCTCTTTGGGTTAGAGTCAATAAGAATGAGAAGAGAAAGAAACAACCTTTCGCTGGTCAGGGGTGGGAACTTCTAAAGGCAATGTTTGAGGGAGATTGGAGATGTATTATGTTGAGTGAAAATCTCAGACATAATAAGTTCTATCATTATCCAGATCATGACACCGCGAGGTATGAACAGTCTCTCCAAACCATGACTAGTTATGAAAGTCAGAATTGGAATCAGAAAAAATCTATTGATGATGCTCTATCTGTAAAAGACCAAATCTGGTTATTTAATAGTGAGGATATGAATATTGTCAACGAAGGTCCTTTTGATCTTGTTGTCAATACTGCGAGTGGATTTAAACTCTTTGACATGTTCAAACAGAAAAAACTCAACGCAAAGGCAAAAATTGTTATCTATGATTTCAATCCAAAAAGTCTTGCATGGTATAGACACCTATATGAATGGGGATCTACTCCAGGATTCAAACAGGATGATTTGGGCAAACGACATTTAAATCTGTTGGAATGTATGAAGACATTCTCGGATAAAGAACACTTTACTTGGATTGGTAAAAATCATATTCCTCCCGATGAACAAGGGGATCAACATGATGATATGACGATCTTCAAAGATGTTTCATTTGTCAAGTCATTAAAAGATGCAGTATCTTACTTTGGTGGATCTCAGAATTTTATTAACTATTGGACGTGGTTTAGAGCCTGTGATGTTCAATTTAAAAAAATTGATCTATATAGGGATACGGATAAATTCTGTAAACTATTTACTGGAAAGGGTAGGAAATATGTGAATCTATCAAATATTTTTTCTACCGATGCTACTAATCTACTCTTTGGTCAAACAGAAGTTCAATGCGCTCAACAGAGATGTTTATTCAGTCTGTATCTGATTGATCCTGATATCGAAGTAAGTCTCTCAGATAACTGGAATAGGTTCAGACACGGTAAAGTCAAAGACCTGGTGGACATTTGAAGAACTGTCCACTGACTGTCTGTGGCACTGGAAAAGGGGGTTATAATAACTTCAGTTCAAACAAACAACGATGTCTCGCCTCAAGATGACCAACGATCAAATCATTGACGCTCTTAAAGATCTCTACGGATCACGGGTCACTAGTGCTGACATTCGCGCCTGGTGTTCCATGCATGACATGAGTTATCAGACTGTTACCCGCCGTCTTGAAAATTTCAAGACTGGTCACGGTAAGTGGGATCTTGAAGTAACAAAGGAGACAGTTCAGGATCTGGAAGTGACTTATAATTCACCTGCAGCTATGCCTGCACCTGAACAAAACCTCATTCCTCAGAAAGATGATTCCTTCGTCAAGTTTGGTAATTTCAGCGATATTCGCAAGATTATTCAATCGCGACTGTTCTATCCGACGTTCATTACGGGTCTGTCGGGTAATGGCAAAACGTTCTCGGTTGAACAGGCCTGTGCTCAGTTGGGTCGAGAACTCATCCGTGTAAACATTACAATCGAAACCGATGAAGACGATCTTATTGGCGGTTTCCGCCTTATTGATGGTAACACCGTCTGGCACAATGGCCCAGTCATTGAAGCCCTCGAACG